CTGAATGGATATCCTAAATTCCAACACACTAAGGAGTGTCGTATTCCTTTGGTTACTGGTTTGACTCTATGCCAAACAAAAGATGGAAAGATAATCACGCTACCTTTCTTTCTAATTTCTTCACATACTCTTGGCTGTGAGCCTTCGTCTGTGTTTCTAAAATCAAACTCTAAATCTCCGCCTTCATATTCTTCAGGATCAGTTAAAGATACAGTCATGCTAAGTTTTCTATACTTACCATGTGTGTTTGGATTTTCAGGATTGTTATAAGGTTCTTCGTAAGAGTCGCAATGCCAATCGTAAAACTGGTCTTTTTTATATTCTGTAAACTGACAAGACTCTGACCAATCCCATTCAAAATTCCACCCAGCGTTATAATTTGCTTGATGGATGTAAGGTTGTATTTCTTTATATATCCATCTGTCATTCATCCATACAACATCAGACTTTCTTTTCTTTTGAATGTTTTTAAGTTCTAACTTGGTTAAGTTGTCTTTACTAGCACTACCTGTAAGAGCAGTTTGTTTATCTTGCTCTTGACCATAACGAACTATGTCATCACATATTCTTTCAGGTATGGCTGATTGAAAGTACCAGTAATAGTATTTTAGATTCATCTTCTCTCTCTTAAGAAATCAGTATAGTTTAGATGTGGTTTAAAAGAAAGGTTGGTTAATTTGTCCAATTTCCAGCTTTGACTGCTCTAAAGACTGCTCTTAAATCCCAACAGCTTGAAGTGTCTTGATCAATTAATGCTTCTTTAATGATAACGACTCCTGAACCACCTGCACCGCCAGCTTGAGTCCCTGGAAAAGTTGTTTGAGAACCACCGCCTCCAGCACCTCCGCCTGTATTGGCTGTACCATCTTGTGCATAACGAATAAGTGGACCAACATAATTTCCACCATTACCGCCACCACCAGCACCGCCTAACCCCTCATCACCATTAGCATAACTACCTCCGCCACCGCCACCTGCGTAGTATGTGCTTGTTCCATTTATTGAGGATTGTAGACCAACTCCACCTGGTCCTCCGATATTTGCGGGAGGAGGATCTACACCACCATCCGTACCTGCTGCTCCTGCACCGCCACCACCAGCACCAGCTTTTAGAACTGGATAAGTTGGAGGTCTACCTCCTGCACCACCTGGATTACCTTGTCCAGGTGTTCCTGCTCCTCCGACATTAGGACCATATAAATTAGTACCGCCTCCACTCCCACCAGTACCACCAACTGAAGTTGAATCATACCCTGCACCACCGCCTCCGCCTATTGATGACGAAGGACCTGAATTTGGTTGACCAGGGACTGCGGTTGCACCGATAGATGAATTTGAACCATTAGTACCTAATCCAGTTGGAGAGTTAGACCCAGCTCCACCTGCACCAACAGTAATTGGAAATGAGCTTGAAGGCATATAGTAATCAGTAATAGATTGAAATCCACCTGCTCCGCCTCCGCCACCATAGAAGCCAGCTCCACCACCTGCTCCACCAGCCACAATTAACATATCAACTTTTTCTGTATGTGGAGCTACTGTGTGAGTACCACTAGAATTAAATGTAGTGATTTGTTCTGCCTGATATACAGGATTTAATACTGCTCCGATTAATCTAGGCATTTGTCCATGTTCCTGCTTTCACATTGTCATAAAGGGCGTTCATATCCCATACTCCTGAGGCTGATGTAGTTGCTGCTTCTTTAACGATAACTATACCTGATCCACCTGCTGAACCATCTGAAGTAGTGGTACTTCCATACTCACCACCTCCACCGCCTCCGCCTGTGTTAGCTGTTCCTGCAACTCCATTAGCTGTGCCGCCATTACCACCGCCACCTGCTCCGCCTCCGCCAGTACCCCCAGATGAGGGTAGACCAATTCCAGGGAATGAGGGTTCAAAAGTTGCATAATTTAATGTTCCACCACCGCCACCACCAGCATAAGTTACATCTGAACCTGAAATGGTTGATGGAGAACCATTACCTCCATTACCACCTGTATTTCTTGTAGGGGGTAATCCTCCTGCTGCACTTGCTCCACCACCACCCGCACCCATTCTTGTGCCTGGTCCTGGTGAAATTAAAGGAAATGCAGAAGTAGGTGTATATGAATCAGAACCAGCATTTCCTTGACCTGGAGTTCCTGCTCCTCCTGAATTTATACCACTAAGATCAGGACCTGCTCCACCAGCACCACCACCTGAACCACCAGCTAAACCATTAGTACCGCCTGGAGCTGGACCATCATTTCCGCCACCTCCACCGCCACCTGCTGATGAAGTAATTGGTGTAGGTGTTCCTAAAACTGAGTTACTTCCTGAAGTTCCTTTACCATTGCTACCTCCAGCACCACCTGCTCCTACAGTTATTGGATAAGGTGATCCTCCTGAAACTGGATTACCTGTAGCTGTGCGAAAGCCTCCAGCACCACCACCGCCCCCTGATGTACTGCCACCGCCACCTCCACCAGCAACAACCAAGTATTCTATTTCAGAAGTAAGAGGTTGAGTGGTTAGTGTGCCACTAGAATTAAAGGTTGTTATTTGTTCAGCTTGAACTTGAACTGGATTATCGACACCTACTACTCCGCCATTAGAACTAGCCATGATTAGACCTCATTCCATTGCAGATTAGTAGCATCCCATTCGTAGTTGGTTGTAACTATTGGATCACCGCTATGGGTTTCTCCTAGCCATTTTTGATTATCTTCATCCCAAGATGTATGAACTATATTGGAATCTATTTCTGTAATTGTTGGATGGGTAACTGGTGCTTGCCAATCATCGTTAGAATCTAGTGACCAAGATGGATAAGGTTGTGGCAAGATAAATTTATCTTTACTTGCATCATAGATAAGACCTATACCTGCATATTGTTTTCTAAAATTATTGTTGTATGAAGTTTGTTTCCAAGCTGTTCCATCTTCTGAATGTGGAACGATAGATGCTACAAATGTTTCTGCCTCAGAGGATAATTCTCCTCCGTTAGCATATACATCATCGTTGGATATTACTATTACTCGTAATACTTCGTTGCTGTTATTAAGTTCTGCAAAGTGAGCCATATTTGTACTCCTTAAGCATCGTCTAGTTCTTCGTAGTTAATGGTGTAAGTTAAATCGCCAGTAGCACTTGCACCACCCTCTAGGATATCTCCTTCTTCAAGATAGATGCCTGAGTTCTTATCAATAAGAACCAAAGTAGCATCTGCTGGAACAGAGATAGTTGAAGCAAATAAAACCACTGAACCACCACTTTTAATAATTCCCATTGTTACATCAGCAGCGTTAGTACCGTCTATATTTGCAACAATAATGCTATTAATTTTAATTAACTTATCACTTGCACAAGTTAATAGATCAGTTGTGAGAGTAGTTGTTAAAGCTCCATTTATACTGTTAGCATAAATTGAAGTTACATTTACTAAATTTGGATTTGCCATAATATTGTCCTAATTTTATCCGAAAACCAAAGCCATTGCTATAGCTTTACCTGTTGTTGCTACACCTGAATTATCTATAGTAAGTGAAGATGCAACATTTAAATCTGTTAAAGCATTTACGACATTCGCTCCTGCTCCTCCGCCATCAGAATAAACAACTGCAACAGCACCGTTGGTAATTGTTACGCTTGTACCTGAACCTTGTTTTACTGTAATAGATTGACCGCCACTTGTAGCGTTTTCAATAATCCATATTTTAGAAACATCATTTGGGGCTAAAGTTAAATTTCTAGTAGCTGATAAAGAAACTCCTGAAGTAACTTTAAAATATAAACTACGAGCAGGATCGGTTGCTCCGTCTGCTATGGTTGTTGTAGCATCTGCATCAGAACCAAAAGATGCTTCAGTTCCATAACTAAAAGCTTCTGCTATAAGTTCTAAATTGGTGTTGGTACTTGTTCCCCAAGTTCCTGACTCATCACCTGTGGTGATTTCCTTGAGTCTTAAATCATTTACATAAGTTGCCATCTTTTACCTCTGAGCATTTATTATGCCATGTTAAATTCATTATTGTATATTAAATTAAGCTGCAATTTCAGTCCAATTTGGATTTTGTGAATCATCAATTGGTGACCATATATTCAATGTGCCTACCGTTATTGTAGCTGATACGCCTGTTATTGTTACTCTTGCTTCTGCATCTACAGTTGCTGTGCCTACTGAACCTGTTGCACTTACTCCTGACACCCCAAACCTATTGTCAGTTATGGTTGTTGCTGTACCAACTGCACCTGTTGCACTTACGCCTGTTGTAATAATAATAGTGGCTTCTGCATCAACTAATACTGAAACATTGCCTAAAGTGGCGTTTACACCATCAACAGAAACTTTTGCTTGAGCTTCAGGGGTAACTGTACCTAGAGCAGAAGTGCCTTCTTGACCAGTGGGGGATATATTCGCTTTACCAGTAACACTAGTTAAGGTGCCTAATGCTGAAGTTAAACCCAAACCAGCTGTGTCTACATTAGCATCTGCATTGATTGTAACTGACACTGCACCTAGTGTGGCTGTTATACCGCCAACTGTTGCTACAGCTTGACCGTTAACACCGACACCATTGACGGCACCTGTTGCTTCTACGCCTGTAATTTCAACAGGTACAGCACCTTCGCCCCAACCAAGTTGACCCCAAGTGCCTCGACCCCAACCGTTTAAATTAGCCATTAAGCTTAAACTTTAAGTCGTATATGGCTTTGTCGATTCCGCCTCCGCCTGCACGCATTTCAGGCATAAATCCGCCTTGAAAAGGTAGCTGTGGTCTGCCAAAAGATTGCATTTGTGGTTGTTGGACTTGTTTTTTTACTAAATTAGAAAGATTACCAAATATGCCACTAGATTTTTGTTGTGGCATTTGTTGTGGCACAAATGGATTTGGCTTGCTTGCAACTGCTTGTTGAAGCCCTTCTACAGTTGGTTTGAATATGTCATTTATTTTTTGAAAAGGATTTTGCGTAACATTGGCACTAACCGATGTTGGTATGTTTTGCATTGCGGTTTGTATTTCTTCTCTTGTTGGCATTTGTGTTATTTTTGGCAAATCTCTAATTTCTTGCAATTGCTCTTCATAGCTAATGGGTGTTGGCAATGTTAAATTGGCTTCTACTATCTTTCTTTTAATTTCTTCTACATCAGGAATTTGCGGTATGTTCATTTTTGGCAACTTAGCCAAATAATCAATGCTTGACTGAATATCTTGCGATGGTGCTTGTGGTATTCGTACTGTTGTAGGCAATTCATTGTAAGGGTTAACCATTGACTCTGTTTCTTGTCTCAACTCAAAAACATTTTTGTCTTCAAAAGGTACAGGTTCGTCAATCATTCTGTTTTGTAATTGTTCAACTGTTACTGAAGGTGCAGAAGGCATCATGGGTGCTTGGGCTACTTCAGGTTCAATGGGCATCATAGGTGCTTCTTCAACAACAGGTGTTTGCAAAGCATCAATTTGTGCTTTCAAAGATGCAATCTCATCCATTAAAGATTGATATCTATCATCAACTTGTGGTTGTATTTGTACTCTTGGCATGCTTGGCATAGCCTCAATGTCTGACAAACTTCTGCGTTGAGGCATCATCATGGGTTGTCGCATCATAACTGGTGCTTGTGCTTGGGGTTCTTCACCACGAATGCGTGCTTCCATTGAAGAATAGTCATCAGGATCGATGCCTAGGTATGTTTTTAAATAATCTACTGCCATTATATTTCTCGTCTGTTGCCTTGGATGGGTTTGTCCATGGATTTAACCTTATTAACTATACCACCTTTGGCATAAACATTCACTCCCTCTTCTGCTATGGTTTTTTTCATCTTGGGTGTTATGTCTATGGTGATAGCATTATGTTTTTTTAGTCCATGTTCTAACATGTTTCGATCAGTTAAAGACTTGATATTGCCACTAAATGTTGTTGCAAAATCTTCTGATCTCCTAGTAACACCAAGGTAAGCCTCATATAAAGTTTCAGGAGAAACACCCTCGTCATATTCTCCAAAAAGCACATTTTTAATCATGGGCTTATTATCTTTATCAAGCTTTTTGACCGCATTGTTTAAGGCACCTTTTAATTTAGAACCATATAAATCTAAATATTTTTTGCCATCACCTTCTTTGAAATTAAGCTCATAAATTTGTGCATCATCAAAAGATTTTGGTATGTTGCCAGCCTCAATGTCTTTTAAGATTTGCTCATGCATTTTTTTTGGAAACTCTGCAAGCAATTCATCTGTTGTCTCAAGGTAGGTAAAATCACCCTCATCTACTGAGGTTAGGTCTGCAAGTTTGCTATCACTGGTAAGTAAGTAATCAGGCTTATCATCTATGGCTAAAAACCTTTTTTCAACCTGATATTTTGGTAATTTGCCACGAACATTGTTGTTTTTAAAATACTCATTTAAAACAAAGTTGTGTATTTCATCACCTCTTGTGTTGA